CTAGAATCTGTAGTGTCTGTAATATCTACAACACCTGCTACAGTTAAAGTTGAAGCCATATCTACAGCACCATCAATGTCTACTACATCTAAATTAGATGTACCATTAACATCAATAGCACCTTCTAGGTCTATATCACCATTAACGATAAGATCGTCTGTAACTGTAAGATCATCTTGTACTTTTAAATCTACAACATTAAGACTGGCAAAAGCGTCAACAACAGCTGCTCCAGAACCTGCTCCATCTAAATAAACTGCTTTTGTATCGCCTGGAGGTATTGTTACATTAGCTCCAGAGCCTTGAGAAATAATAATGTTTTGAGATCCACTTGTTCCATTTTCTATAAAGTGCATTCTGTTTACAGTATTAGGAGCTATAGTAATGGTGCAAGCTGAATCTAAAGTACCTGTATATTTAACATACATGGCCCTAACTGGATCAGTTGCTCCATCTGCAATAGTTGAAGTATGGGTATCAGCGTTGGTAGTTATACCTTCTGTCCCATAACCCAAAGCTTCGCCGATTAATTCTAAATTTGTATTGGTTGTTGTACCCCAAGTACCTGAACCATCTCCTGTGGCCATCTCATTTAATCTGAGATCATTTACATATGTGCTTGCCATTATTTACCTCTTGTTTTTACGCAACTGCCTCCCAACTGGGAGTTTGAGTGTCTGTTATAGTAGTATAGTTTGGAGTTTGGCTTTCATCAATACGTGACCATATCAAAACTGTTCCTACTGATCCTGTAGCGCTTTGTCCGACTGGATAAACGTTTGCTGCTGCATCTGTGGTAACTGTTCCCAAAGATCCAGTTGCAGTATTAAGTGTAACAGATAAATTGTTATTGGTAACAAGACTTATTGTTCCAAGTGCAGATGTACCAGCTTGGCCTGTGAGAGTTACATTAGCCTCACCATCTACATTTACCGATACAGCGCCTAATGTTCCTACAACTCCAGGTAATACAGCTATTGCTTGCGCATTAACTCCAGCAGTTGGAGCGCCAGCTGTTCCAGCTTGGCCTGTTGGTATTACATTAGCTTCTGCATCAACTGCAACAGTGCCTAAAGCAGATGTTCCTGCCCCTGGAGCTGTAAGTGTAACTGGAAGGGGTTCGCCCCACGTAAGTTGGCCCCACGTGCCTCGACCCCAACCTGTTATATTAGCCATTTAAGGCTAGGCGATTCTTATAATCGCTGTGCTGGCTGCTGCCGCTGGGAATACAATTGTAAAGTCTCCTGCTGTTGATGTTTTGTCTCCACCAAAATCTATGGTTGCTACTGACTTGTCACTGTTAGTATCGTTATAGATCATACAACCTCTTGCAGTTACTGTAGCTGTTCCAAAAGTTAAATCAGCAAAGTCAGTAAAACCAGTAGTTCCCGAACTTGTAGGGTTTACATTGGTTAATGCTGCTCCACCTGATGTGTAGTTGGTCCCAGATGCTTGGCCTGTAGTGGTAAAAGCTGTGGTAGCTGCTCCCAGTGTAGCTGAACTTGTATATAAAGCTAGCTTAAATGAATTACCACCTGATGCCTTAAAGTTATGTGTGCCGTCAAGTAGTTCTTTTTTAAAACTAGTTGTCAATGTAGATGTTATTGCCATTTCAAATACCTTTTATTATTTTTGCTAAGTCTTCAGCATTTCCTTGAGCTAATTCTTGTATCAAAGATGCTTTATAAGATTTTATAGCATTTTTAATATATATCAAACAAACTTTATAAATTAAATCTTCGTAAGCTCTTGCTTGATCTTTTATATGTTGATCGCTTTCGTCTGAATAACCAACAATTTTTTGAGTTAATTGTTTGGCCCAAAACTCAGGTGAGTGTCCACCAAAATTAGTGGTTGCAACTTCAACAATACCCAACTTAGGCATTCCATCAGGTGTTAAAGAATCTACCACTTCTTTGGTTCCGGAGTTTTAAGATGGCCATCGTTTCTATCTATTAATATAGGTTCTATACTTACTTCTTTTTTGTCCTCCATTACCTCACTCATTTTCATGCTGGTCATAAAACCTTTTCCATCTGCCATTACAACCAATGGATCATTAAGCCTGTGGTATCCGTATAATTTTTCTTCTGCTATAACATCTGTGTCAAGCAAAGCACTTGTTTTAGCAACCTCAACTTGAACACCTAAATGCATGGCTTTAGAAAGCCAAAATTCTACACAAGCTCTACCAGATTCTGCAAAGTGTAAATTACCTTTATAACTAAAGTCTATTCCAAACAGCTTAATTGTTTCTACTTTGTTCCACAACGCAAAAGCAATTGCATAAGCAACTGTATTGTTTAAATAACAACAATTAAATTCTTTTAAAATTTCATTAATAGGGAATTCTATTAAGTTTTTGCATCTGTCATCTAATTCACAAGTGTAAATGGGCTTATCATCGTTTAACAAAACTTCAATCATTCCATCTGTTTGGCCCCCAGCATCATCAGTGTCTAGAAACCTACTGACTGGGTCCATCATAAATGTTCTATCATGAAATATTACAGATCCTACTGCATTAATTGCCCATATTTCATCAAATTTTGCGCCATGTGATCTTGCTAAATTAAAATCGTGCCAACTTTTACCAAGACCTACAATAGCTACACTTTTGCCTTCAAGACTTTTTATCTTTTCCATTCTCTCTCCTTTCTAAATCTAACTAACTTCTGTTCTTAATGAATCATACCTATATTCATCTCTTCTTCCTCTTGCCTCTGCTCTATTTTTAAGTCTAGAAACTTCTTGACCAAACCTTGCTTCATACATGGTTTGACTTTCTACAGGAAGTTTCATAAAAGAAGATGCTTCTATTAAACAACCATAAAGCAATGCATTACGAGCATTTTGAGATATCCAAGTGCCAGTGGTTGCTGATGTTAAACTGGTTGGTTTGTAAAGATAATGAAGTTCAACGTTGTAATCTGAATCTGGAACTGGAGAAACTATTAAAGTTGAGCCATTGTTAGATGCAGTAGAAAGTTCTTTATCAAAATCTGCATAATACAAAGGCCTACCTCTTTCTGAAGTAGCTACTGCATCATTAGAATATTCACGCATAAAACTAGGATGTTTTTTGTCTAAATAATGATAATCATTGTTGCTATCAATAATAGCCAATGAAAAACTTAAGTTAAAATCTGATGGCGCTGTTAAGTAAGTATTACCAGTTGTTAAATTACCTGTTACATTTTTTCTAAAAAAATCAAATTGAATTAATTCAAATATTCTTTCTTCAGCATTTAGTATCATGTCATTTAATGTAGCAACAAACGTTGTTTCATCGTTTTCAACATAATTTTGTATGAGTGTTTTTAGTTCAGTTAATGTCATAATGTGATTGTAACCTCTCCAACAGAACCTGTCATTTTATCTACAGTAAAGTTTGACCCAATAATGTTAGGGTCCATTGAATTGCCTTTTGTAATATCTGTGTATGTTACAACTACAAAACCCTCACCAACTCCAAAATCACTACTTGGTCTAGGTTCGTATAAAGCTTCAGGGTCAACAACATGTGGCAAAGGATCTAGTTGTGGGTGTTTAGGTTCAAAACATTCTTGACATGTTTTTAAACCATTCCATTCTTTTCGCAAAGAAGAAAGTTTATATTCAAATCCACAACGATCACAAATGGCTAATGCGTATTTACCAGTTGCATACGCCATGATTATAAACCTGGTTTATATGGAGAGATTCTAAAAGAAGCTCTATCCTCATCTTGGCTCATAGCCCTTTCAAATTCTTCTTCATACATTTGTTTTAACATAACAACTCTTTCCGGGGCTTTTTTAATTGCAATATAATATGCAAGTCCAGCTGCAAAACATGGATAAAATCTAAAAGGCATGTCCATGGTGTTGGTTGCTTTGTCAGCATCATCCATTCTTACAAGTTTATTAAAAACTAATATATCAGTGGAGTTTTCCGGAGCAGGCCACACATTTAATACTGGAGTAATAGATTTTTCAAAAAAGAATTGAGAAGGTCTAGCTTCAGAAGCTTTGTTTGGTATGTTTAAAAACTCACTTCTGCCTATTCTAGACATTTGTAAGTCAGTGGTTGTTCCACCACTTGTTCTTCTAAGAGAACAATCAAGTATATCGATAATATTTGCAGTTAAAGTATAACTTGTTGTGCCTTGAGTAACAGTTTGAGTAGCTTGTTCTACAGTCCATTGATTTAGACCTCTGTTGGCCCATTCAGCTAACATTAAGTTAATAGATCTTTTTGCTGTTTTTAAGTCATAGCCAGTTCTAAGTTCTAAGCCACATCTTTCAAATGCTTCTTCTACAAACTCAGCTACGTTTGGCTCAAAATCTGTGCTGCTTGACGTTGCCATTATTCATCCTCTGCATATAAGTTATCAAAAATTTTGTTTACATCTAAAGTATAGTCTAAATCAGATTTAGAATAGTGTATATGCCCCGAAGGTTTAAAATCTGGAGCACCACTACCTGTTTCAAACCATGCTGGATGAGTTACTCTAACCCTGTTGTTGGGTAAAGCAACAATATTTCCTGTCCATTCTCCTGCATCTAACAACTCTAATACGTGACTTTGTTTGTGTTGAGCTGGATCATCTGCTATTTCATTTTCAGCATAATCCACTGTAAACATGTATTTAGCAGGAAAAAATTGACCATCTATCTTTGCCATCCAAGGACATGGTGTTGCTCTATTTATAACATAAACTGAGTTTGTATGCGATGAACAATCCCAAGGCTGTGCATCGTGTACTGCCATAGGTTCGGGCCACTCTGAAAAAGGAGTATCGCCAACTAAAGCTGTAATTGGCATTCTGGCCCACATAGCACCGCCATGAATAGTATCTTCTGGCTCACCTTCAGCTTCTATGCCTGTAAATATAATATGGAAACTTAAACATCTAGTCGGCATGGTGGTTACACCAATTGCCATTGCATGTAAGAACTCACCATGATATTTATCATGGTTGTGCGTATACTCTCTCCTTACCCAACATTTAAAGTAGGGTATATTACTATACAAATAAGCCAATCTTACCTCTAAGAATATTTGGTTTTTTTCCTTCTGTTGGACATTACTTTACCACAACCTCTAGCAATTCTTCTAACTTCTCCGCCATTTTTTAATTTAACTTTAGCTTTTGGAGTATTCGATACAACAGTCTTGCCTTTTTTACCTGCTGCTTTTTTCTTTTTTGCTGTAGATGCTCTTTCTGATTGTGAAAGACTTTTAGCTTTTGACATTGGTAAACAACGATCTGGGTTTTTCTTGTCCTTGCTGGTTCCACATTTTCCTTTAATAGAACCATCTGTCCCTATGCGAACCCAGTTTTGATCAACCCATTTTTTTAGCTCGCCCATTAGCCTCTTTGCCTGTTTTGCCTAGCTTGTCTGCCTCCACCTACAAGGCCACCATCTTTCATTTTTTTTGCTTTTTTCTTTGAGCCTTTTGCATAGTTTGGATCTTTACAATATTTAGACGCTGCCATGTTTGCATAAGCGCTTGGATATGTATCAAACGTTCTTTTGGCCCACGCCTTTCCTTTTGGACATATTTTAGCCATTAGCACTTCCACCTTCGTCTTGCTTGACGTATTCTTGAGTTAGGATCATTTCTTGTTTTAGCTGAACTGCGTTTAAGTTGGCCAGCTGATCTAGCGCAATAAGACTTACGTCTTTTGGCTGCTTTACTACCTTTTTTAACTTTGCCTGTTACAGCTGTTTTTAATTTAGAGCCTGGGTTTGCTCTGCGATGAGCAGCAACTCCTTTTCTAGTCATACCAGCCCCACTTTTTGTGGGGCGATAATTAGCTCCTTTGCCTCTAGTTGTTCTTCTAATCGGCTTTGCTGCTTTTCGAGGCATTATGCATAAAATGTTGTCATAGTGCCAAAGGTACTTTGAGTGTATTGAATGTAAATACCATCAGTAAACAACAATCCATTATCTGGAATGGTGATATCTCTAGTTACTGTAGCAGATGCTACAGATCCAAGTTTAAATAAACTAGTTCCTGTTGGAGAAGTTGTTAAAAAATCAATGCTTCCAGCTGTTCCAGAACAAACTAAATTTAAACCTTGCAATCTAGATCTTCCTGCAAAAATAACATCAGCCGCTGAATTATTAATTCCTGCTGAA